AACGTCTTGGTCATACTGGTCACGCAAACGATATGCTGCACGATCAGAAGCCATCTGCATGAAGTTCACATGTGAGTGAGCAGCTTCGATGTCATCAATCTTGAATGCATAGTAGTTAGCCTGATCAACAACCAGTGTGAAGTCTTCGTCATTCAGGTCTTGTGCTGTGATTTGTGTACCACGAGCATAGTTCTGAACAGAAACTTCTGGCTCTTTGATGATCTTGACAGAGTCGCCCATGTTGGCGATTTCACCGAAGTAGTCATTGTTAGTGATGGCTTCAACGGTAGATGATTTACGGAATGCAAGTTGTACTTGCTTGGAATAGATTACTGGGCTAAAGTTACCATTAGGTAAATTGCCGTAACCTACAGCTTTTGGAAATGCCATGATTTATCCTCCTAAGATATAAGGGCATATAATTAAATACGCTTTACATCACCTCAGAGGCTGCGTTCTATTGGGTGTGTACATAGTAGGGATGCCTCCCTAAAACATACAGGCCAACAAACTTCAGGTAATTCTGATAGCTTACTGTTTTGCGTTAACTTTTCCGGAGCCTGAGGTGGTTATTGCAGTAACGGCTTAGGCTCCAGAGGGAAAGGCCACAAGGTGACCAATGATAAAGTTATATCAGTAATATAACTTTTGTCAATACTTATCGAGCACTGCCACTCAAATCGTATACAAACTTACCAGATTTGATAGCTTTTGAAATAGCTTCTTGGTTAGCTTCATACTCATGAACAGACATCTTGCTCACTACTGACTCATAGAAAGTACCATTAGTATCTTCTTGAGCAGGTGTTGAACGAGCACCACGAGTAGCTACACTTTGTGCAGCATCACGAGGATTGCTTTCTTTCTTAGTCTTAATGCCTTTGTCAGCCTTATACAAGTCAATAGCTCGGGCGGCTGCTTTAGCATCAGTGTCGTTTTCATACAACGCTTGTTGAACCCACTTAGGTTGCTCTTCAACCCAGTCATGGAAAGCATCATCGTCACGGATAGAGTTAAAGTCTGGATGCAGACGCATCAATTCAGACTCTGCTTTTTCCTTGGCAGTTTGCTGTTCTCTTTCATCAAGCTGACGGAAACGATCTTCAATTTCTTTGGCTTGCTCTTTAGCCTTCTTCATTGCAATGGTTTCAACAATCTTTGCAACGTCAGGATATTGTGCGGCCCATTCATTAAGTTCATCCTCTGTTTTAGGAAACTTAATTTGTTTAGTAGTAGACTGCTCCAGTTGCGCTTTCAATGCGTCAATCTGGCTTTGCAGTTGCGTTTGTTGCTGCTGAGAATGTCTACGAAGATCGCCATAACGCTTCTTAAAACTCTTCTCTTCTGCACTCTCTGGTTCAGCACCAGAGTCTGAATTGCTTTCTTCAGAGGAATTGTTCGCCTCTTGAAGTCGCTTCAGTTCTTCTTCATCTTCCTTAATACGTTCCTCAGTTGAGTTACGTTTACCGAAGGGAGAAAACGCTTTTACTTCTTGCTTTTGATCAAGCACTACTTCTGTTGTCATAACATACCTTTTAAGTTGGGGCTAACTGTAGCTGTCAATACAGGGAGATAGGTAGCCAATGATGGTGGGAAATTGTTGATACTCACCAGCCCACCTCTGGCTAGAGTATTCTAATTATATATTACTTTTTAGATTTCTTAGATCTTTTAGTTACTAAGCCGCCTTTAGCCATCGCCATTGTAGCGTTGCCTCCATCGTCAAAGTATTTACCACCGCCTCCACTACCGCCACCACTGAAGCCAGTGTCGAGTTCATTCCAACCGCCTAAGCTTTCACGATAACTCGATTCTTTTTCTTCTTGTCCTAGAATTTCTGTGCTACTTTGCTCACTCTTAGACGTTTCAGAAGCAGCATCACTTCCTGCTTGAGCAGCCTCAGCAGCACTCTTACCTCTAACAATAGCATCAGCAGCAGCTTGACTTGCTGCACCAGCAGCAGCATCACTCAGTCCCATAGCCTTAGCAGCGGCTGCAGCATCAGAAGCAGCGGAAGCAGCAGTGCCTCCAGTACCACCAACAGATGTTGGACCAGCAGTGGCAGCAGCGGTTGTTGTATCTACATTAGTACCCATCGTATCTGCAATAGATCTAGTGAAGTCTTTTGCTGAACTTGTAGCCAATGCATTATTAATTCGACTAGCAATACCTAAGATAGGATTTACCAGACCTGCAGCAATAGTCAAACCTTTATTAACAGTGTTGGCAGATACGCTACCATCAGGGTTTAAAGTAAAGCCACCAGCCCCTGTGCTAACGCTTCCAGTATCACTTGATGTAATATTACCACCATAAGAGTTGACACCTAGATTTCCTCCTGTTGTACTTGTATCTGTTGTAGTTGTTGAAGTTGTTCCATTCTTACCTGTAACTAATGCATTAGCTAGAGCCAAGTCAGTCATGGAAGTATTGTTGTTAGTGGTAGTTAAATTTGTATTACCACTATCTACACTAGCAGCACTAGAAGTATTCTGTGCTGCTGTGCTTCCAGTTTTAGTTGTAGGTGTTGTAAAGGCAGTGCCTGTTAAATTGCTTGTGGGGTTTGTATCTACAACAGAATAACCTGAAGGAATATTACCAGCAGGTCTACCATTGAAGTATGTCATATACATTGTATCGCCAGCAGCGTTCTTTAACATCCTAACATCCAAGGCAGGATTGGTAATAGAGGTTCTTTGAATGTTATGCTGAGCTAAGATATCTTTGTCTGCTGGAGGAACATAAACAACACCACCACCAGCAAAGTGTTTATCACCGCCTTCACTGTCTACCTCAGCCATGATGTCATCAATCTCTTGACCAAACTCATCACCATGTAGAGCTTCTGGATTTTCTACCTGATCAGCATTACCCATCTGACCAATCTCATTCATACGAGCAAGACCTGCTTTAGCTTCATCACGAAGCTTCATCAATCTTTCAAGACCAATGTAGCGAACAACGTCAGCAGGAATAACAAACTCACCCTCGCTGAGTTTAGCTGGAATGTCATCTCTCACTTCATTCTGAAGCGCACCGGGAGGAACATCATTACCACTCACTGGGTCTTTAGTTCCACCCTGCTGATTCATACCGCCCTCAGCAAAGAGCCTGTTCATATCATTGTTCAACATTTACTTCATCTCTCAAATATTTAAGATGGCGCAAAGCAGCAATGGCTCCTTGTGCCTTAAACACATCACTCATTTCTACTGCTTGCTCCAGCTTTCTCTGTTGCTGAACTACGTTATAGTCCAACATTTCACAGAAAGCTTCCCACTGTAAGTGGTTACTAGCAAGCGGTTTAAGCTTGGGGAGGAACGGCTTGTTGTTGTTGTTGGACATTACCTGAGAATCCTTGTTCACCCGGAGCAGGTGCAGCACCAACTCCAATATTACCACCGCCGCCACCAGTCATATCTTGTACACCGGGAGCACCTCCAGCAGGTGCAGCAGGTGGTGTAGCACCTGATGCTTCCTGATGTTGCTTCAGCAAGTAGGCTTGCAATGCAGCCTCTTCCATACTGTTAGTCACCTTGTCTGGGTCTAAGTCCATACTCTTAGCAATCTCTTTGATAATGTATGGGAACTTAGCAAACGGCATCAATGCTGGAGAACTAGCAATCTGCAAGAACTGCATCAATCGCTGGCTTCTCACCTCATTAGCCATCAAACTTTCTGTACCCTTAGCCTTAACTTCCAAGTCGCCTCTAATCTCAGCATCAAAGTCAAACTGCATGTTGAAGCTGAAGAAAGCTTTACCCAAAGGCTCTAACAAATAATCATCAATGTTCTTGATGACAGTCTTGATGTTTCCAGAAGCAGCACTCATCAACATGCTGATGCCGGAAGCAGTACGACCTACACCAGAGATACCTGTCTGTCCATGTGAGAACGAAGGAATGCCTGTTGATTCATCAGCAAGTTGTCGTGCCTTATCAAACAGTTGTAAGTTCTCAGCAGCCACGTTAGGAAACTTAGTACCAAACAAACTTTGACCGGGAGCACCACCCTGTCTTCTAAACACTTTACCGGGGTAGACAGAGAGTTCTTGACCGGGAACCAAATTGGTTTCATCAATCTCAAACACCAAGTTACCAGACAACACGGCATTGTCCACAGCCATACGCATGAAACCATTCATGAGAGTCTGTGTATCATTCATGTTCTCACCAACACCAATACCTGCCAATGAATATGGATTCAATTCATATGGAGCAGCATGATATGGAATCTTTGCTGGCTTGAACGGATTCAATACCAAACGTAAGATGGAGCCGTTGCAATACCAAATGTTAGCTTGCAACTCTTCCATGTCTTCCAACTCTGGAGGAATCTCTACATCATTCTCTTTAAGCAAATCAATGGAAACATTACCCCAGTATTCCAACACTTCATATCTGTTGATACCAAAGCGAGGAGCATAGTCTCTCAAGTCATCTTCCCAATACTTCTTAACGTAACCTTCGCCTTGATCAACAACTTGATCAATAACATTACCACGGAAGAATGGTCTTCTCTTTAGAGCATACATCTCTGTTCTACTCAGCTTATGGCGTTCAATGACATATTGACATTGATCCATATTCACTGCATCTGGATCCCAATAGAAGTTCCAGATAGAAACATGAGAAACTTCAGGAACAGTTTTTAAGGTGGGCGTATACTTACCTTCTTCATCCCAGTTAGGATATTCTTTGTTAAGAGCAAATGGACCTTTCATGATGCCTGTACCAAACAGAGCCATCTCAAAAGCAGTAGACCTCAAGTGCTTAGTAGCACCACTCTCATCCAACTGATCATGAATCTTCTTCTCCATCTTCTTAGCAGCAGCAGCGGCTGGATGGAATGTAATACTGTTAGGTGTAGCACCCGGACCATCTCTTAAGTTTTTAACATCCTTAAGCTTTTCTTTGTATGGACCTAGATTGTTTTGTACTGTGTATGCTGTAGTGCCGGGAGGAAATTCTTTACCATCACCTTTATATCCATAAGGTGAAGAAACATCCTGCTCAGTGTCAGCCATGTCAGCAGGTTCTGTAGGATCAAAGTGAACAGAGTCAGCAACACCATCAGGAATTGGTGTAGGATCTACAGACAGAGGAAACTTATTATTGGCAAACAAGACATCAGTAATCTGACCATATGCTGCCAGTGTCTTAGTCTTTGTTACTTTAATAAACACACGAGACTTCTCTGTCTCAGTGAATTGAACATCAGGACCATAGATGCCACGATAGTTTCTATAAGCTTTTAACCAACGTGTCTCGTCAGTGATGCGACTTTCTTCAGACTTGCTAAAAAGTTGTTGAATATATTTAACAAGAGAGTCCCCTTGGAAAGTATCGTCTCCATCTTTCTTAATATCTTTTAATGCAATAGGATCACTATCCATGAAAGATTGTTTCTCTGCCATATATTACCTTTAATATCCCATCACTGGATCAGCAACTTGCAAACCAGAGGGTCTAGATGTTGCTGGATTATAGTCCCAAATACTACTTCTGGGTCTACTCATTACGCCATATCTAAGGGCATCATATAAGTGATCCTCAGACTTAGTATCAATGTCTTCCGGATTCCTTTTGTCTAGAGGAATGATAGGAAGTTGTGCTATCGTATGCACACAGTTGCTTGTTATAACCATTCTTGGTTGTTCTGTAAAGGGATCGAGCTGAAGTCTACGATGTATCTCATTCTTACCAGATACACGACTACCTGCACTACGATCTGCTGGCCTCCACTTACAACCTTCTAAAATCATTTGCTCAGCAAGAGACGGACCTGTGTCACCACGCTTATGCCAGCAACTACTATCAAGAACACCATAGCGGATAGTCCCATCATTTTCCTCTGCTCTCAAAATCATGTGAGCCAAATCCTTAGCAAGCACTTTGCTAACATAAAGCTCACGATAAACTACCAATTGTTCGCTAGGAGATACAGCAAACCACACAACAGCACTAAAACTACCATATCCATAGTCGCAAGCCCTAAACCTAGTCCAGTTTTTTGGGATGTCAAAGGGTTCAACCACATGAATTTGTCTATTAAACTCAGGAAAGGCTGCACCTTCTGCAATATCCCAGTTACCTTCCAGCAATTGCTTCCTCTGATGCTCAGGAAGAGACAGCAACATCGTCTCATAGTCACCTGTTTGCATCAAATAAGGGTTATCCGTCAACATAGCAGGGATAAACCTACGCTTAAACAGCGGTTGACCCTCTTTACTGTGTCCTTTTGGGTACACTAGGGTGGTTCCACTGTCAATATCGGTGGCATCGAAGGCTTTACCAGCAGGAGAAGGGTCAATAAACATCTTCTTCACCCACGCATGACCCGGACCACCCGGATTGGTAGTGGCTCTCATGAAGATTGGTAGGTCTGCAGCCGCTGTACGCAGTCGAGAACGCATATAGTTCCACGGAAATGGCGTATGCCACTGAGTCAACTCATCAAAACCAATCCAACTGAACGCCAAACCCTGATATCTCAGTACGTCTTCGTCTCTATCAAGGTAAGACATCCATAGTCTAGCCCCTGATGGTGCTTCCCATTGCATCTTTCGCTCACTCCACTTGATGCCGGGGTAAATCTTTGGATAAAGCTCTTGGCTTTTCCAGATAAGTTCTCGAAGTTCTTCTGTCGTATGACGCAAAAGCAACCCAGAAAACTGTGGATGCACCATATACCTAAGCGGATCTGCAAGCATGGCATAAGATTTACCACCACCAGCAGCACCACCATACAACACTTCCCTCTCTGAAGATGCTAAGAAGAATGTTTGAGGCCCGGGATTGGGCTTAAACAACACTTCTCTGTCATCAGCGATTGGTAGCGGTGTCTCCTCCGAGCTTGCTATCGATATATTCGGTAAGCTTGCTGTAGCTTTCTGACTCGAAGTATCCGGTTTGGTCTTCTTTGCCGAGCCTCTTTTCGTACCTTTGCGCTTGCTCAAGGGCTTTTTGGAGCCTTCGGGCAAGGTTGCGGTAAGTAGTGGATTTGTATCCGTGTTTTCGCTCACTCTTTATTCTCTTTAAAAGACCAACATGACTAATTTCTCTGCCACTCACCTTAGTCAACCAAGCAGCAACCTGCCTAGAAGGATATTGTTTTAGATGCTTCTTAGCTTTCTCTAACGCTTCAAGCTCTGCAGGTATTGGCTGCAAGAGGTCAGGATCTGTTTCATCTTGTCTGTAGCCAAAAGGTATAGTTCTACCAATCTTTGGTATGGGTACATATGTTTCCTTATCTCTAGGCTGTGGAAGTATCCAAGCCCCTAAGTCTCTCTCACTCACTCTTATCTTTGGCTGGCAAAATCATAATTCCAGATGGAGCTTCAATCTGAACCTTATCAGTTTTTACCAAGCCAGCCCTGTCTAACAAATCTTTAGCAGCATTGAGCTTCTCTTTCAAGCCCAGCTCTGTAGGGTCAGCAATACCACTGACAACAGCCATAGCTGCACGAGGTGCATTCATAGCAATGTAAAGCTGTGTAGCTTCAATCACTTCTTCCTTGAGCGTGTCCATAATCATCTTAGTGGCATAGCCTTCGCTGTAGCCAGCAAGTTGTCTAGCCTTAGCCGGATTACCACCAGCCTCAGCAAATAACACCTCAATGAACTTCTTCTGCTGTTCGTTTAGTTCTCTCTTAGCCATTATTTCATCTTCTTCAATGTTTGTGCAAGTCTAGCTCTTTGTCCCATTTTACCGGGAGCCTTAGCAGCCTTTGCCAATGTCTTAGCGGGAATGGTCTTGCCTTCCTTAACACCCAGTTCTTTTCTCAAAGCACCGGGCTTCTTAATAGCTTCTTGAATCCATTTAGTAGCCATGATGTTCCTTACAAGTTAGATACGGCAAACTGTTCTTTAACTCGAACAGATACAACGATAGAGCTACCAGCACTTGCCAGTCCTCTTAATTTATCACCAGCTTCCAGATATAACGCATCTGTAATTTGTAACACACTGTTAGGTTCCATCCTCACAGTGGTAGCAATCGGGTAGTAAGTTGTATTAGACAATTTATACCAGTCTAAATTAAAAGTAGCTGCCGAAGATGTAATATTACTGATGAGGATGGAATCGATGGTGGCTTTAAAACTAGTAGGCACAGTGTATACATCTGCATTACTAGTTGTCAGCGTTAAACCTAGTG